ATCGTTCACTCATCATGTGTTGACAGAACCAACTCTTACCCTTATTACCTTCATCATCTACTAAGAATTCTACTGTCCTATCGTCTGGATCGGTTAGAAATCGCTCTTTGAGCTCTGACTGCCATTCTCGGAGCTCTGATCCGAGTTGTCGAGGAGTTCTTGGCCGCAGCAAGGACAACATCCGGAGGCAATTTGATCGATAACGGCCATAGAGAGAGGGCCACTCAAGTGCAATATCTCGTTCAGTTGGGATGCGGTCGTGTTCGAGACACCAATCCCGAAATTTGTCGAACTCTGTTCGTTTTCCTTGTTTGTCTGGAAAGGATCCATATTCATCGAAGTCGCCGTCTTTCTTACAATAGTCCCTGCCTTTGGAGGAGTCTCCTTTGAACTTATCAATTCGGGCTCGGGGAAACTCAGACTTGATGACGGAGCATGCTTTGTCTGCGTGGAGAATGACGAAGAAGTGAATGTGTGGTTGTTCATTTTCTTTACCAATTTCACGACAGAGGATTCCGTACTTTGCTTCAATGCAAAACTGTGCGGCCTTTACCTTTTCGGCTTCAGAGGGATTGTTAATGGTGATCAACCAACGTGTGCCACGAGGAGAGCGTACCATAGTGGGGCGGAGAGAAAAAGTGAGCTTATAATACTAGAGCTCACTTTTGAACGGAGAGGGTGCGCGCCGGCCATCCTGGACTGGATTTAAATCTGTTTGTGACACAATAACCGTTATGGGATTCTTCAACCCTGCGCGCGCGAATGCGCTTGGAAACCTAGCGATTCTTGCTAGTTACCCTATCTACAAAAACATAAAAAGTAGACTGGTTAGTAAGGCTGGTGCTGCTATTCTAGGCGATACTAGACAAAATTCATCAAAGTCAATGCCATACCGAAGTTCTTACAGCCGTCGTATGCCTATGCGGCGTTCTCGCGGTCGCGCTCGTTCGCGTCGTCTTAAGCGGAAGGTTAGGTCTGTTCGGCCCTTCATGTCAGCGGCACCTGGAAGAGAATATTTGACATCTCAAGTTAATGATTCGAATAGTGCTCCTGCTAGAGCAAATTTGAATGCTATTGAGTTGATTAGGATTCCTCGTGCTTCGAGTATTGTGGATTTGGATGCAAGGAAGAGAGACACTGTCTTCTTGAAAGGTACCATGTTACGATGGAGATTTTCATTAGATAGAGTAGCTAGCCCTACCCCTGTGGATGCTAATGGTATTATCTTCTGTTGGGCGGTTGTTATCCCTAAATCATCTGGGACACCTAGTAACACTGATCTATTACGTGGGTTCGATGCGGATCGGGGAATTACCCTGTCTACTGTATTCAGTCATTTCGCGAATTGTTACAACCCTATTAACACGGATAATTACATTGTGCTTCGACGTGGTCGGCATAAGTTGTACTGTCCTGGTACTACTGGGTCTAAGGACAATGGTCAGCGAGCGTCTACTACAGCTAAGAAGCTGTGGATTCCATTGAATACCAAGGTGAATTTCAATGGGGCTTCCCTATCACCGAATGGGAATAAACCCTATTTTATTTACTGGTATGACATCAATGGTCGTGTGGCAAACAATACAGGTGATTTGTCTGGTGCAAAAGAGTTTCAGTTCGAGAACTTTGTTTGGTATAAAGACATTAATTAGTTAGTATCTACGTCTTGGTCGTTTGTTATATCTACGGAGATAGTTGTAGCGTCTGGAGAGACGATAGCGGCGACGAGCAATCATTGCTCTGGCATACCTTTGGATTCGTGCGGCTGCCATATTTCTTCTTACTCTTTCCGAGTTCCGGTCATCATCTAGTACATCCATGAGCATATAGTCAAGGTCGTCCCATGGGCGTCGATTACTCATATTAGAGGTTTGTTATTTTATATCTGTCTTCTGACAATTTTGTGAGGTCCGGTTGTTCATTGCAAAAAACACACACGTGCGCCTGGTTGTGGAGGAGCTTAACCCTGCTTTCGTATTTGGGGCTAAAGACTAGGCCATTCTTCAACATTTCCAAGATCGAATAATTCAGGAATTGCAGCTGATCCCTGGGAACATCCAGCAAAAAGATCGTTTTCTGTTCATCAATAACGTGAGCCAAATCGTCACGCTTACCAACACCAATAATCTGTACATCATCAAATCGTTCACTCATCATGTGTTGACAGAACCAACTCTTACCCTTATTACCTTCATCATCTACTAAGAATTCTACTGTCCTAT